CATTCGAGGTAGGTTTTTCGAGAGGGGGGACAGAACGAGGGGGAGGTTTAGGGGAGTTGAAAGCACAATTTAATGTAATCGCTGTTCTTAACGCTTGACCCAACTGAACATACCAGGAGCAATCGGTGCTCCCGCACTAGACCCGGGGGGTAAGACAAGGTCGTCAGTAGGTTTGGCGATAGGCGCGTCGCGCTTGGCCTCCTCCGTCCCAGTGTCGGACAACATGGGTGGGATGAAGCTTTGCGTGAGGTGCATAACAGGCTTAATAAGCAAGAGGTCGTAAGTGAACCATAGCTGACCAGCGACGTAGTTGGGAGCCAGGATTGAGGGCGGTGCGCCGACGATCGTGAATTCGAGGCGTGCAAAGTCGTACCATCGAAGATCGGTCGGCACAGGTTCGCCAGCTTCCGCGTTGCGCACTAGGTAGACCTGACAAGGCTGTTCAGTTGTTTCGCATTCAAGGGCGACCATGAGGTCACTGGAGATGATCCCACTGTTGCTGTAGTAGGTGTTGAGAATCTCCCTTTGATCCGTCATTGGCTGACGGGCGACGTCGTACTGAAGTACCATTGAGATCTGGCCAAGGGCCGGGACGGCTGCTGAAACCGCATTTCCGCTGAGCGTGACATATTCGAAGACCCCGCCGAGGACCTTATATTGCTGGAAACGATTTCCTAGGCTGGACAACCATGGGAAGGCAAGTGGGTTGCCGACCTGGATGTCTACGCGACCAACTGATGAGCCTTTTGCGTCAATAGTGATATTGGTGATAAACTCCCTGTGCTGCACCCGGACCATGCCGCCCGAGTTCGAAATTTTGGGCATAGTTGGGATGAGTTTGGGGTGAACCACCGTGTTCGCTTCGACGACATACGGCAAATCTTTGGAATCAGCGTGGTAGTCACCGCTCCCGGTGAGTGCCTTGAAGATCTCGTGACCGAGTCCGCCAGTGTACTTTTTGTCCAAGGTTTTGGCCACGGTGCCTAACGCCTGCCCGAGCACGCCGTACTTGGGTTGTTGTTTCGGCTTGACGGCCACCTGGGCACGCGGGTGCGCCATGGTGGCCTTCTTTGGTGACGCTTTGCCCTTGGGCTTAGACTTATTACCTTTGCGCTTCGGCATAGATAGACAATTAAAATTGTGGGGGGGCGTATTCATTGTTTTTAATGTTTTTTGTTTCCCCCCTGTTCCGTCAGTTTTTGTTGCACTTCGCCTCAGGGTCAAAACCGCGTCCCTGGGGTATAAACTCGCTCCGCGTGCGCGTTGATGCACGTAGTCTCGACAGGTGTCCGCCCATCTCGACTTGCTGCGGGGATATGCTCTCAACCTCGCACAGCATTGTAATGCTGGGCCGCAAGGTTGAGGAGCGGGTGCTCAAAGGCACAAGTACCGCCTGAGCACTTGGTGAGGACATTCCACATGAAGTTCTCCAGTTCCAGAACATCAGCCATGGTCAGTCCGTAGGCCACCAAATAGAAATGGGCCAGCTTGTCGCTGATGGCCCATCTTTCCTTCGCGTGAAGGATTTGGACTTGATGTGCTTCCCAGCACGAAAAGTCCGCCTCATACTTCTGTTCATCGTAGTACGCAATGATGCCACGAAAGGGTGGGATGCCCCAGAAGAATGACCGTGAGATTGCATTGCCCTTGCAAATGGCACGGATTTCCGCATTTGTGTAGAGGCTGCGGTCCGCCTTGTTTTTGATGATGATGCCGTTCCGACTCATGAATCGATTGAGCTCGGGGCATAGCACGAACGTTTCGACCCAAACACCGTCATCACCACGATGTTTAACGGGGCAGAAATTTTGGGAGCAAAAGGATGGCACGTTCGACACCACACTTTTGGGAAATAGACCCATGGCATGTAGAAGCCTGCACATGATGGGGTTAACTTCCTGCAGGACGCGAAGGGGGACACCTTTCAGCATCAACAAGTTGTCGTCACCGAGGGCCATCATGCATTCACTTGCCTCCGCATAAAGCCTGGAGAACTCTTGGATCATGATGGACCGGAACGCGAAAAGGATCGCGGAGACGACACCCAACGTGTTGACCTGGAAGGTACCCCCCCACCCTGAGCACATTCCCAGCAAATATCTGATGAGCCCCCACACTACGTCCACTGACCGGTCACGAAAGCGTTTCATGAACA